AGGGCGGCCTAACGCTGTCGATGATCTCTCAACCTGCCCTGGTCTGACAGGCCGCCCTTAACTTTCTATTGTAAAAAACCCCAGGCGATGAGGGGGCGCTGGCTTCACGGCGGCGCCCCCGATGCCTGTAGGCGGTGAGATGGCGACAGCATATAACTGGGTTCATATCTGGGAAGATTATTACGCTGGCGAGCTCACTGTTGCCGAAATCGAAGCCAAGTTCGGTTTAAACACCGACTTCCTCACCCGTAAGGCCAAGAAAGAGAAAAAAGGCCCCGCGGGCAAGCCTTTCAAGCGCGGCCGCGAACCCCTTTACTCCGATCAATTTGTCAACATGGCCAGGGTCGCCTGCAGCCTCGCCCCTTTTACCGATATCACCCTTGGAAAACTCTTTTCCGTTTCAAAAGCAACCATTGCCGGATGGAAGAACGCCTACCCGGAATTCAAGACCGCGGTCCTTGAGGGCAAGCGGCTATATGACAACGATAATGCCGTGGAGTCGCTCAACAGCCTGGTCAGCGGGATTAAATACACCGAGACGACCAAGGAGATTATGCCGGTCGGCAAGGAAAAGGTTTACGACGACGACGACAACGAAACCGGGGAAAAAACGATCTACAAGATGATCCCGACAAAAAGGGTCCGCAAGTTCATACCCCCGAACATTAAGGCAATCCAGTTTCATTTAACAAACCGGGACCCCGAAAGCTGGAAGCTGGTCAAGGCCATGGAGATTACCGGCAAAGGTGGTGGGCCAATTGACGCAAAATTAAGCGCGGATGAAGTCCTGGCGGCGATGATGGGCAGGGCAATGGACACAACGCCCGATCTCCCAAGCCAAAACCAGGAGATGGCCGAAGATGAATAATGGGCGACTACCACGGTCAAATACAGGTCGACGAGAAACTCGGCAACAAATGGTGGCGGCTGAACAACCTGTACTGGATCCAAACCGAGAGGGGTAAGCGTGTTAAATTCGTATGCAACCATCCTCAGCGCAAGTTTTACAAGGATCTTTGGTATTTCAACACCTTACTCAAGGCCCGGCAGTGGGGCGGCACAACGTTTATCTGTCTTTATATCCTCGATGATTGTCTTTTTAACAGCAATCTTGAGGCTGGCATCATCGCCCACAAGAAGGATGATGCGCAAAAGATATTTCGGCGCAAGATCCTGTACCCGTATAACAACCTGGCCGAAGGCTTCAGGCTGGAGAATCCGACGATTAAAGAAACACAGTCGGAGCTACATTTTGCGAATGAGTCAAACATTTTCGTGGCGACATCGGTTAGGTCCGGAACTGTCCAGCGGCTGTTGATATCGGAGTACGGCAAGATATGTGCAAAGTTCCCAGAGAAGGCCGACGAGATAAGGAGCGGGTCATTAAACGCCGTTCATCCCGGCTCAATGATTTGGATAGAATCAACGGCAGAGGGCGCATTCGGGGATTTTTACGATAGATGTGAAAAGGCCCGTGAATACAAGGAAAAGGGATCGCACTTGACGAAGCTGGATTATAAATTTCACTTCATACCCTGGTGGGAAAACCCGTTTAACGTGCTGGACCCGACTCACGTTATTGTTTCCCCCAAAATGGTCAAGTACTTCGATGCCCTCGAAGTAGCCCTTCATATCACTTTATCCGATGAACAAAAGGCCTGGTACGTCAAGAAGGCCGAGGATCAAGGCGACAAGATGCACCAGGAGCACCCCTCAACGCATGCCGAGGCGTTTGAGAAATTGGTAACGGGTGCCTACTACGCAGAGCAGATGACCGCATTGCGCAAAGCCGGGAACATCTGCAAGGTTCCCTATGACCCGGCACTGCCGGTCAACACCGGGTGGGATTACGGTAAGGGCGACATGACGTGTATTGTTTTTCATCAGCGTCACGGCAAGCAGAATTGTTTTATTGATTATTATGAAAGCTCGGATGTTGGGTTGAAACACTACGTCAAGATCCTGCGCGACAAGGACTATCTGTACGATACCCATTATCTTCCTCACGACATGAAGGCCCGGGAGGATGTTAAAGAGATACAGCTTAAAACGAGGGTACAAATCCTTGGCGAGTTATGGCCCAGGCAAAATTGGGTGATTGTACCAAGGGCCGACGACATCACCGATGCAATTGAGACAGTGCGGGCCTTCTTGCCGACCTGCGTCTTTGATAGCGGCAAGGTCGTGGGCAAGTTGGTTACAGGTCTGGATGCCTTCAGGCGTGAGTGGGACCCCCATTTGGTGCAGTGGAAACCGAAGCCTTTGCACGATTGGGCCAGTCACCGGGAAGCGGCGATACGATCGCTGGCCTGCGGGTTTGAGGAGAAGTCTGTGTCAAAGAAGAAATTTAAGCGCCGCCGGCGCGGAGGGATGGCCGCCTGATGCTCACATTTGAAACGGGAACACTGAAAAAAGGCGCAGCGGATCCGAGTACCGTTATTTTTGGGGTCCGGTTCGCAAACATTATGACCGGCGCCCACCACACCGAGGAGATCAAGTATCATTACCTGGCGACTGCCGGCGAGATTGCCACCGAACTTGAGTCGGCTGCCAGCAACATACGCGAACGCATAGCAAAAGGAGAAGGACCGTGAAAGCAACCCTTAAATCTGTCGTGATGATTTCCAATCACCTGAAGCGCTCCCACATACTGAGGATGAAAGTAGACCGCGAGGTCGCGGGCGTGACCGTGAGCGCCAATTTTAATCTCGGTGTTGCCGAGGGGATGTCCGCGGCCAAGCTGGCCGACGCATTGATGGACGTGACCGGTGAAATATTCGATGCCTGCGAGCTCGGCGAAGTCGTTGAGCCCGATATCGAGACGCCGGCAACCATCGCTGAAACCGGTGATCGGGTACCGGCTATCGACTTTTCAAAAAAAGAGGGCCCCTTATGGCGGAAATTCTAAGGAGTTTTACCTACGACGAAAACGAGGACCCAGTGATGGTCCTCTCAAAAAAGGTTCCGCCGGTACACAACCGGTTCCGGCGGACGCCAAAGCCACCGAGCTACGCAATCCGGCAGGTGGACGCCTGGAAGTTCAGCGAGGAGCACAACGAACTTTTCATCGATTATATGTTCGGGTGCTGCAATCACCTTTGCGGTATTTTTGGCCTTGGCCTGGTCACATCGCAGAAAATGGCGTCAATGGCCGCGGTCATCCAGGAGGGGATCGAGGATCTCATAAGAATGAAACCGATTACCCACGACTCTGCGGTGGTTGGCGAGGCTGAAATCACACTTACACCGTTAAACGGCGGCGCACAGCAGAAATTTACCACTGATCTCAAGGAAGAAGTCTTCCATATTGAATAGCGAATAGAGGTTGAGAATGGGCGCCCTTGAAAACTACAAGATTCATGAACAACGCGACGGCCTGACCAAAGAGGAAGAGATCGAGGATCTCAAGCTCAAGGAAGAGCCGAAAAAGTCGCCATTCGACAATGCCAAGAACCAAAAACGCCTGCGCCGCGTACGCGCATGGTGGAGGTGGGTCCGGTCCGTATCGCTGGAAAACCGCGAAGAGCGGATGAAGGCCCACGACTATTACGACGGTGAACAGTGGGAGGCAGAAGACAAGGCCGAGGTTGAAGAGCGGGGCCAGCGGGCCAGCGTGTTCAACTTGATCAAGCCCAATGTCGACTGGATCACCGGCACTGAAAAGAAAACCCGCGTAGACTGGCAGATCCTTCCCAGGAGAAAAGACGCCGCCAAGGCCGCCACCGCCAAGACCAAGACGATAAAATACATTTCCGACACCAGTAAGGCACCGTTTAACCGGTCCGCGTCGTTCGAGGATGCGACTATCTCCGGCCTGGGCTGGATCGACACCGGGGTCAGGACCAATGAGTCCGGCCCAGCCCTCTTCAACCGCTACGAGGACTGGCGCAATGTCTGGCACGACCCGCTTGGCGTTGAGCGCGATCTGTCAGACGGACGGTTTTTGTTCCGGCATAAGTATCTCGACTTTGACGTGGCCTGCGCAATGTTTCCCGACCGCGTGGCCACTATCAAGGCCTCCGCACACAGCGAGGGCACCTATTACGAGCAGGACGCCGACGACGACGAGATCGGGCTTGAGTACGAGATCGAAGAGGCCGGCGACGAGGGCGGGCTTGACGGTATGGCCTGCGCACGCTCCCGGGTCCGCGTCATCGAATGTCAGTATCGAGAGCCTGCCCGGGTCAAGATCCTGCGGGGCAAAGACCTTGGTTCCCTGGACGGCACGATCTACGACGAAGACGACGCCGCACAGAAACACCTGGTCGATTCCGGGTATGTGAGCCTGTTTGACGGTATCCGGATGGTCATGCGCCGGATGCTGTTTGTCGAAAAGGGCATCCTTGACGAGCGTGAGTGTCCTTACAATCACCAGAAATTCAGCCTAGTCCCCATCTGGGCCTGGCGCCGAAAACGCGACGGCATGCCCTTTGGCGCCGTTAAAAACCAGATCGACCCGCAAGACGACCTGAATAAGCGCAGATCAAAAGCCCTGTTTATCCTGTCCAACAACCGCGTCATTGCCGACGAGGGCGCAGTCGATGACGTGGATGAGGCCTGGGAGGAGATCCAAAGGCCGGATGGCTGGATCGAGAAAAAGAAAGGGTATCAACTCGAAATCCAGAACGATACCACGCTGGCCAGAGAGCACATCATGCTCATGGATCAGGACGCCAAGTACATCGAGGCCACCAGCGGGGTCACCGACGAGAACAAGGGCCTTGAAACCAACGCCACCAGCGGCAAGGCAATCAGGTTCCGCCAGGACCAGGGGCATGTCAACGTAGCTACAATCTTTGACAATTACCGGTTCTCGTTCAAGCTGGTTGGCGAAATTAATTTGTCGCTGGCCGAGCAGTTTCTTACCGAGGAGCAGGTCATCCGGATCACCGGCGATAAGGGACAGGTCGAGTGGCTCGATATCAACAAGGAAAACCCGGAAACCGGTGAGATCGAGAACGACATCACCGCGGACCAGGCCGACTTTATCGTCGATGCCCAGAACTTTAGCGCAACCATCCGCCAGGCGATGTTCGAAAGCCTTGGAGAAATGCTCACCCGACTGGACCCGCAGGTTGCCCTGGCCCTGCTTGACCTTTGGGTAGACCTGTCCGACCTGCCGGGCAAGGACCTGATGGTTCAGAGGATACGGCAGATCAATGGCCAGCCGGACCCGGACGAGGATCCGGAAGATCCTGAAGTGATTGAGAAGGAAGCGGCTGAGGAGGCTGCCAAGCAGCGGGCCCAGGAGATTCAACAGCAGCTTGAGAATCTCGAAATCGCGGCAAAGGGCCTCGAAAACAAGAACAAGAGCGCCGACACCAAGAAGCTGCTGGCCATGATCGACGAGATCGCGGCCAAGATCCAGAAAATGGGCGCAGAGACCAAGAACGAGGCAGCCGACACAAGGCTTAAGGGAGCCGAACTACTCCACAAGATCGAACAGGACGAGAAGGCCGACAAGGAGAGTCTGAAAAGTGAAAGCGGGAAAGCCGAGGGTACCAGTTAGCGCTCGCGGATTCTCCTTGTACAGGCGCTTGCCGGATATGCGTCTTTAGACCCGCCGGTTCCCGCGAGCGCCGGGGCGAAGGGGGCCGCCGACCCACTCAACCCCACCTGGTTGACCGGCGGGTTAAACCGGATCCAAAAGAGAGGGGCAATGCCGAGTTTTAAAATAAGGGTTATTGGAATAGATGTCGGTCGCACATGGGATGATTTCTATTTTATGCTAGTGGACACCACCCACAACGACACGATCGACTGCGAGAAGTTTCGGCCGCCCGCAAGCATGCAGACCGGCAAAAAGGTCACCCGGCTCATTAACGGCAGAATAAACAAGTTCCGAGAGTCCTGTCGGAAGATGGGGCTATTTAAAGCCACGGAAAAAGGAGAACCATCATGGGAAACAGCAACAACGGCGTAAGCGAAGAGGATATGGACATAGCTGGATTATCCGAGGAAGAGCGGGCCGCACTGCTTGAGGATGATGACAATGGCGCGGCTGCTGCCGAGGCTAAAAAAGCTGAGGAGGCTGAGGCCGAAGAGGCCGCCAAGAAAGAGGCCGACGACAAGGCTGCCTATGAAAAGGCGGCCGCGGACGAAAAAGCGGCAGAAGAGGCTGAAGAGAAAGCGGCCGCAGCCGCCAAGGAAGAGGGCGGGGAGGAGGATGCCGAGGCCGAGGCCAAAAAGGCAGCCGAAGAAGAAGCGGCCGCGGCAGCTGCCAAGCAAGAGGCCGACGACAAGGCTGCCCCGCCACAACTCGACTACGCTGTGTTGTCGCTGATCCCCGAGGAAAAGCTCACCGAGCTCAAGACTGCGGCCGAGGATGCCAAAAAGCAGTTCGACGAGGGCGAGATCGACTACGACGCATACCTCAAGATACAGCGCGAGGTCGAGCGGGCAGAGGACAGCAACGAACAGACCGTTAAAATTAACGCCGCCAACCGCGATCAGTCCTGGCGGAACAACCAGAACAGGTTTTTCAGCGAGAACGAGGTCTATGGCGAAAACGAAATGCTCGGGGCCGCATTGATAAACAAGGTCAACGACATGATCGCCAACAAAGAAGATGCAGGGCTCACCGACGCCCAGTTGCTCCAAAAAGCCAAGGCGTACGTCGACGACAGTGTCCAAAAGGCGTTCGGTAAAAAGCCTGGCGATACCGGCGACGACAAGGACGCTGAGGCCAAGAAGGCTGCTAAGGCCAAGGCCGACGCCATTAAAGCGGCCAAGAAGGCCAAGGCCGACCCATCCAAGGCCGGCGAACAGATCGGAGACAAGCCGGCAGCCCAGAGCAGTGAGGGCGGCGACAAATATGACTACCTGGACAACCTGGACGGGCCCGCACTTGAAGAGGCCGTCGGCAAGTTGTCCGATGTGGACAGAACGAAGTACGAAAACAGAACTTAATCCGCATGGTGCGGATTTAAATAAACGGCCCGGGCAGGCCTGAATAAACAGAGAGAGATCAACCCAACGGTTCCATCATAGCCGACCGGTTCCATTATTAGCCGGTTTGAGGGAGTTAGCGACAGCGGAGCAGTATCCAAACCAACAACGCTAACGGAGGCTATAAAAAATGGCTAAAACAATCGTAGGGTTAGGCGACCCCAAGGCTGTAAAGAAATTTTCGTCCTTTCTCGCCGTCGACATGGCGAAGAAAAGTTACTTTCACAAAAAAATGATGGGCGATGGCGAAGAGTCCAGTATGCCCATCCAGCGACTTACCGAGCTCGAAACGGATGCCGGTGAGAACATCAGCTTCGACCTGACCATGCAGATGAAAATGCAGCCGATCGAGGGAGATGATATCCTTGAAAACAAGGAAGAGGCGCTGAAGTTCTACTCCGACTCCGTGTACATCGATCAGATGCGCGGCGGTGTCAACACCGGCGGCAAGATGAGCCGGAAAAGAACCATTCACAAACTGCGCAAGATCGCCAGGCGGCGTCAGACTGACTGGTGGGCCAGAATATTCGACGAGATCATGTTCATGTATCTGAGCGGGGCCCGCGGCGTCAATGCCGACTTTGTGTTCCCGACCTCATACACCGGCTTTGCCAACAATGCGATCTCGGCGCCGGACACTGAGCACCTGATGTTTGCCGGCAACCTTACCAAGGCGACCATCACGTCCTCCAGTAAAATGACGCTGACAGACATCGATAAAGCGGTTTCTAAAGCGGACATGATGGGCGGCGGATCCGGTGGCGGAGAGGCCGGGACCGACGGCAACACCCAGACGCCCGCGATTCAGCCGATAATGATCAACGGCGAGGAGCATTTTGTATGCCTGATGAATCCGTATCAGGCGTATGACCTCAAGACCGACACCACTACCGGCCAGTGGCTCGACATTCAAAAAGCACTGGTCACCGCAGAAGGCCGCAAGAACAATATCTTCAAGGGCGGCCTGGGCATGCACAATGATGTCGTGCTCCACAAGCACCGCAACGTGATCCGGTTCTCCGATTACGGGGCCAGCACGGACCTTGCGGCTGCCAGGGCTCTTTTTCTTGGAGAGCAGGCCGGCGTCGTTGCCTTCGGGTCCCCCGGAAGCAAGCGGCGGTTTTCCTGGCACGAAGAGGAACGCGACAACGGTAACCAGGCAGTCATTACTTCGGGCTGTATCTGGGGTTTCACGAAGGTCACCTTCAACGGCAAGGATTACGGCAATGTCTGTATTGACACATACGCCGCCGACCCCACGTCGTAGTTGAGCTGACCCTTAACCCGGGGGGAGTGATCCCCCCGCTATTTAACCTTTAAAAGCTAACCTGAATTCAGGAGGAAGTTAACATGGCGACTTTGGATTATACATCCGATGCAATAACCAACAAAGGCATAAGCCCCCCGCCCACACCGCACAGCGCGGGCGAGGTCCACTGTGTACCCTTTTCAGTCACCCTGGACGACAGTCTGGCCGATAACGACATGATCGGCCTGGCGCCCTTGCCGCCCGACTGCATCCCGATCGAGATCGACTACACTGTTTCCGATCTCGACGAGGGCACGGCCATCGTGCACAGTGTCGGCATCCTCAATGAGGACAAGGACGACCTGGTTGCGAGTTCGGACCTGGTCAGCGACTCGACGGCCGGGCAGTCCGCGGCAACCCAGCGGCGGAACTCGATTGAGATTTTTGCGCCTGCAACCTGGCTGGCCGAAACCGATTGCCCGGAAAAGTGGGAGGAGAAGATCGTCGCGGCCAAGATCACCGAGCCCGCCACCACAGCGACAGCCGGCACCATGAAGGGCGTCCTGTACTTCCGGGCCGCCGTCAACGGCGTGTAGACCGATAACCTGTAACCCGCCGGCGGATCACCCTGGTGGCCCGCCGGCATTCAGAACGGCAACACCTAATACAAAGGAGAAATACCATGTTGATTCAAGACAATAACGGCAGAGCCGAAGAGGTGACCGTGATCACCCGGGACAAGTTTGATTATAGCTTCATCCTGCAGCCGGACGGTAAAAAAGTAGCGAATGTCATTTCCGACGACCACGTCGCCTACTTTCTGGCCACTGGGAATTTCACGGAGTACAAGACCGGCCGGCAGCCGGCAGCAGCCGAAGGGAAAAAAGAGGCTGCGGGCAGCGAAAAAAACCCCGCTGCGGAAAAATGGCCGGACGAAAGCGCGTTCGAACTCACGGAAGAAGAGCTGGCAAAGGTTGTGGCCGACAGGGCCGCAAAGCCCGAAACCGACAAAGCTTCCCCCGGATCCACCGACGCCGAATCCGACGAGGAGTGGTGTAAAAAATGGGCCAAGCTGGGCCGAGATGTCTTTTGCGGTAAGCGGGACCCGGAAGATAAAGACGCCTTCATCGAGGGGGTTGTCCATAAGAATATCGAAAGGTTCAACCGACTTCCCAGAAAACTACTGACATCGGCCATCAATAAGTGGAACCGGATGCTGGAAAAAGCGGAAGACTACCCACGCACGAAAATATGGCCGGGCAAATTACCGCACTAAACAGGAGGATGTATGAACGCAAAAGAATATATATGCTCCAGGCGCGTGGTTATCGTTATAGAAAACGACACAATCGGTGACGGCCTCTGGTACCCACAAATTGCAGAGGCGTTACGATCATATGCTAATTATCACGAAAAAACACACGGCTGTGGGCAGTTTCCTCAATGTTTTATTTTGCCAAAAGGAGACAAGATCACCATTGATGCCGGAACTTACTTCGAGGAGCAGGTTTTATGTGCCTCCACGGAGGGCGAGGACGGTGAAACAGGTAGGGACCAATGATAACCATAGGCATGCAGGCCGATCTTGCGGCCAGAAAATTCGCGGATACAGGAAACGACGACATTGGAGAGATCGACTGGTTGAGTTATTACAACCTGGCCAATCCTCTGATTGTCTCTTTACTCCCGAGCGCGAACACTAAATCGGACGTGATTGCCCTGGCGGTAGGCGCTATTCAAACACTATCCAACAGTGTTGTGTCGCTGGTCGGCGTTCCGATGAACATGGGCGCGGACGGCGCCACACCCGGGAACCAGATCAAAGAGACAACCGAGGTCCTGATGAACCGGTTTGTCCCGGGCTGGCCGGCCGACGATGCCACCGAGGAGATCAAGCACTGGATGCGGTCCGAGGACAACCCGCGCCAGTTTAAGTGCTGGCCGCCATCGGACGGCACCGGCAAGGTGGAGCTCCAGGCGGGTGTCGCGCCGGACATTGTTCCCTATGACGAGGACGGCAATTGGAAGAACGTGCCGCTTGCGCTCGGCGACCCCTTCTCCACGGCCACCCTCAACGCCATGCTGTTTAATGCCTATGACGAGGACACGGACAACCCGGGCAATTCAGGCCGGGCCGCGAACTATTACAGTCGCCTGCTCCAGGCCCTGGGGATCCGGGAGCAACGCGAATATAGAAAGAAGGGGGCCAGGCGATGAGCAAAAACCTGTCAGAATGGGTAACCGGCCTCGGCGCCAGCCTTCCTTTGTGTCCGGATCCGCTTGTTGAGCGCACCGTACTGGACGTGTGCCGCGATTTTTGTGCCCGGTCCAGGCTCTGGCATGAGCAACTGACCGCGATCGACATAGTGTCGGGTACGGAAGAATACACCCTGTCATCATCAAACGGGGACGTCGCCAGTATCCGCAGGGCCGAGGTAAGCGAGTCCGCGATTAATCCGACGTCAGAGATCAAACTCGACCGTGAGTCAGATACATGGCGGACCCAGGCCGGTTCGGCCAGCGAGTATTTCATGGGCGAGGATCGAAATATCCGGCTGGTTTACATACCGGAGACCGCGGTTACCGGCGGCCTGGTGGTCTGGGCGAACCTGATGCCCGCCAAGACGGCCACCGCGGTACAGGACTTTTTATACAACGACCATTTCGAAACCATCTCAATCGGCGCCCGGGCAAGACTGCTGGCTGCCAAAGACACGCCCTGGTTCGACCTCAAAGAGTCATTGATCCAGGGGCAGATCTACATCGACAAAGTCGGCGAGGCCACCAGGCTGATGATCGCCGGCCGCACCCCGGGAACCATAAGGGATCGACTGAGATCCCGGAGGAGTCATAGACACCGTGGCTATTTTTAAATTTACCAACAATGCCGAGGGGTCGCTGGTCAGCAGGATCGGCGCAGGCGACAGCTCAATGACGCTGGAGTCAGGCGAGGGGGCGGAATTCCCGAGCTTGAGCACGGACGAGGTTTTTCCGGTCCTGGTGCAAGAGGGGGACACCTACGAGTGGATGACCGTCACGGCCAGGGCGGGCGATATTCTTTCCATTACCCGCGGCACCCCGGCCTACGCCTTTACCGATGCCGCCACCGTCAAGCTGGTGCTGTCCGCGGGGATGCTGAACGTTTTTTTCCAGAAGGGTGACGAGCGGGAGGTCACCGAGGATCCGGACGGATCACTGGCAGCCGCCTATAAGGGCGAGTGCGTTTACAACACGACTACCGGTGTCTGGTGGAAACATTGTACCAGCACAGTCTGGGGGGAATTGAACCTGTAATGGCCTACCGCTTTCAAAATAGCGCCTGGTCCCACTTGACCAAAGCCCTTACACAGACCGGCACGGTTGCCAAGGTCCCCGGCGGAGATTACAGAAAGTTCCTGTCCGGTTTTGCCGATGGCGACTTGATGTGCTTGCTGCGCTCGGCAACCGCCCGCGAGATCGTCAAGGTCGACATCGAGGCGTCCAACCAGTTCAACGGTCTGGTCATGGCCCGGGGCCAGGAGAGCACAAGTTCCCCGGTTGACGGCTGGCCGATCGGCACCCTGATTTTCTTTCATGTTACCGCTGAGGCCATGGAAGATATCATACAGCCCGACGCTGTCCGGGAGATCGCTTATAATCCGAACGGCGTTCTGTCCCCGAATTACAAGTATGAAGAGGTTTACCAGACCGACCTGCAGCTGTGGTGGAAGGCGATTTCAGACAGTGGTACCGAGTGGCGCCTGATCGTCGGAGTTAAGACCATTGCGACGCCGACCATGGATCCGGAGACAGGCGAATACGGCAACGGGCAGACCGTGACATTGTCCTGCGCTACGTCCGGGGCAGTAATCCGCTATACCGTCGACGGTACGGATCCGGAGGCGCCCGAATGACCACGCTAACCTACTCAGCGCCCATTGAACTGCCTATCAATTCCACCACCACCGTTAAGGCAAAAGCCTTCCATTCTGACCGCTGGTGGACCGAGGGCGAGGGCGCTGAGGCGGAATACATTACCGTTCCCAATGTGTGGCTATCGTATTTTGACAATACTTATTGGGAGCCGACCGGGGCTGGGCTTGGAGTGTGGGATGGGTCCAAGTGGGTAGCGGAGGCCGGGTTCGGCGTTCATGTTTACCTGCAACCAATAGGGGGGTGGGAAGTTGACTTTCGGCCAAGTAAAATAAGGGTCACGACCAGCATCGGTGAAGTGTGGGAGCTGTCGATTAGTGACGGCGCGGGCTACCCTGTATCGGAAAGCCCATATATCTCCGAAGCCGAGGTCGATATGAATCTTACTAACGATATTGTGACCTTTGATGTGCAAACTCAGGAGACTCCGTTCAATGTAACTAACATTGAATTTTTATTATGAAAATAACAGATAAAATATTCCGGGGCATCTCCCCAAAGACAGCCCCTCAATCACTTCAGCCCGGGCAGGCGCAGGCCCTGGCAGCGGGACAGGCTCCATGACACTAATATCAACCATAAACCCCAGGGGAATCAGGCCGAAGGTCGAGCCACACCTGCTTGACCCCAACGAGGCCAGCCTTGCCCAGAACTGTAAGCTGGAAAGCGGCGCCCTAAAACCGTTTGATGCCGACAGCACCATCTTGTCTTTGACCGACAACCTGTCATATCTGACCATCCACCTCTATATCTCCTCCTACTGGCTGGCGTTCCAGGCGGATGTAGACATCGCCCGCGGGCCGATTGCCTCAGACGCCGACGCCCGGCGGTATTTTACCGGAGAGGGGATCCCTAAAAAGTTTAACGAGGACGAGGCTACTACCGGTGTCGGTGATATGCCGATCAATTTCTACCCGCTTGCCGTTCCGACCCCTCAAAATATAATTGCAACCTCGGCCGGCAGCGGCGGATCTGGCGATGCTCGAGACGTCGCCTATCTCTGGACGTGGCGGACCGCCTGGGGCGAAGAGGGCAAGCCGAGCCCGGCATCAGCCAATATCTCGGCGCTCAACGGCCAGACAATTAATCTTTCTAACATGGGCATCGAGTGGCAGGCCGCCACCGACTACACGCTTGAGGACTGGGTTGAGCCGTCCACCCTGGTTGACCATGTTTACAAATGCGTACAGGCCGGAACGTCCGGCAGCGGAGAGCCGGGAACATGGGGCACAGCGGTCGACGGCGACACCGACGACGGCACTTGCACGTGGCGCTGCTATAAAAAAGAAATCCTTTACTCCGGCCTTGCAGCCAAAAGGATCTACCGGGCACTGAGTGGCGAAACCACCATATCGTGGAAACGGGTCACCAGCATGGACCCGGCCGACGTCATTTATGCCGACAGCACGGTCGACGCCTCCCTCGGCAGCATTCTAAAAACCGAAGACTGGGACCCACCGCCCGACGATATGCGCGGAATTGTCTCCCTGGGCCTGTTTATGGCCGGGTTTTCAGGCAACACCCTCTGTTTTTGCGAGCCGGGTTACCCTCACGCCTGGCCGCTGGCGTATCGCAAGGAGCTCGACAGCGCGCTTGTGGCCATCGGCGCGAAGGGCAACATGGTTATCGCGGCCACCGACAAGATACCCGCCGTCTATATTGGATCCACACCGGGATCGATGACGCCTGTAAAATTTTCTGAACCGCAGCCGTGCATTGCAAAGCGCGGGTTTGTAATGTTCAAGGACGGCGCTATGTGGCCGACGCCGGCGGGGCTTTACTTCAACACCGGCACCGAGGGCCGGCTTGTCACGGAAAAGCATTTTAAAAAGAGTGACTGGGACAACTATTATCCGGCCACGCTTCACGCGGTGAACCATGGCGGGCAGTATGTTGGCTTTTACTCTTCCGGCGACAACGAGGGCGGCCTGATCGTCGATTTTGATAATGGAATTGTTATGCCGCTCGGTTTTTATGCGACGGCGGCGTACGCGGACCCCAAGACCGGCAAGCTCTACTACGTCAAACAGGCAGCAGAGGTAAGGCTTTTGGAAAGCGGCACGGCCTACCCATCAAGAACCAACGCCCGCCTGAAAGAAGACGGCGGATACAGACTACTGGAGGGTTAAAATGGCTGACTCATCAATATCGAGTTATGATGAAAAGACAGACGTTAACGGTGAAGAACTGATCGAGGTCGTTGACCTGAGAGAACCAGCGGCTGCCGACCGGTGTAAAAAAATGACCATTAATACATTACTGTCGTCAATCGTTACATATGACGGCGAAGTTGTCGTTTATGACGGCGATATTGTCTACGCATAAGGAGACTTGATCATGCCCCTCTTAAAAGAAAAAGCAATTGTCCTCTTGGGCAGCGAAGTAGCAGGCATGCAGAATGGTGACGGTAAAAGCATCGCTTACACCGTGCCACCGGGTAAAAAGGCGATTCCTGACCACGTGGTGATCAGGGACCCATCGGGCAGCCTGGACTCCGGCGGCACCGGCGATTTCGATCTTGGGACCGGCGCCGGTGCCGACACGTGGGTAACGGCCACCGACCTCGACACGCTGACGGCTGTCACCGATTCAATAAAAATTCCGGCCCCGGCTGCCAAAACCACCATACTTGCTGCCGGCGACGAGTTCGGTATCAAACCGGTTACCGGTGCAACCCTGGATGTTACGGCCACCGTTGAAGTGTGGGGCCACGAGTACGACGCCTAAGAGGTAGATCATGGGCAACGCAAACCTGATTTGTGAGTTTGAGGGCGACGACACCCAAAAGCTCAGTAATATGGTCTGGGAGAAAGAATATCTGTTCCCGAAAAAGATCCGCCTTTCTGCCGGCCGCGTGATCTTTACGCCCGGCGACCTGGCAGATTACCAGGCGCTGGTCGAGGCCTACGAAACAGTTGTGACCGCAAACCTTTTAAAGCTGGCATCATTCAACCTGGGGGCCATCGGCGGTGCTGCCGGAGGCTTTCCAATAGGCAGCTATCCATTAGCAGGCGACAATCTTGAGGAGTTGCCGGCGGCACCGACTTACAGTGGGGACAAGGAGCTCGTGCTGAAGATTTACTCGGAGGACGTTTTAAGGGTGACCATCCCCTTATATCACAATGAGATATTTAAATTTAACGCCGGCAGTAAAAAACGGAAATGGAAATATCGAATCGAGGGCAATGTCGACCAGGTGACACTGGTTGACCTTGCCACTTCGGTTGATGAAATAAAGCGGGACAACGTGGAGGTGTAACGATGGCGAGTTATTCGGAGTTGATGCGCCGGCGGGAGGCCGAGAGCAATCAAACCACACATAGGAATATATCAGAGTACCAGTATGAACTCGACAGAAGGGGGCTTACGCGGGAGATGGCTACGCTTGGCGTCGAACGTGCCCAAATCCAGAACGAGGGCCTCATACAGCAGCAGGCCCTGGAAAAACAAAGGCTTGCCCAGGCCGGGGAATTTGCCTCCCAGTATCTTGCATCCTGGAATACAGCCCTTGGCAATGCGACCAACATGTTTAATACGGCCGCCGATGCCGCCACGAAGGCCATGGCTAATATCGACAGCGCTGGTTCTTACTTGCCGAAACTTGATGCGATTGCCAAAGAGGTAGGGGGAAAACTCACCCAGTACGAGTCCCAGTATGGCGACCTGAAAGGCGAGGCGATCGGCACGGCCCGGGAGGAGCTCGGCGCCAGGCGCAGCCTTACCGCCACCTTTATGGACCTGGCACGCCTGGACACCGAGGGCGCAGCCGATCGCGTGGGCGCCGACGTGGCGCAACAGGCGGAAATGTCGCGCAAGGAGATGGCCGACGACCTGATCGGCCGGGGGATTGATCCGGCATCTGCCGCCGGGCGCTCATTTATGGAAAAAAGCCGCAGCAACGAGGTCCTGTCCACGGTGGGTGCCAGAAACCGCGCACGGATTGACGAAAAAGACCGGGTTGGCGGAATGGCCGGGCTCGGTCTGCAGGTGATCGACCCGACAAAGTCTGCCGGGATCGCCACCGACATCGATGCCGGATCCCGAGAACTTATGAGCATGAAAGGCGGACTGGTGAAAGCCGGCGTTGACGCCCGGGCGGATCTGGCCAAGACCGGCGCAACCGTAGCCAACTCAATCAGCAATACCGCCGGGAAATACGGTGAAACAGTAGCGAAACCGCAGGGCGAATTCGGGGCCGCGATGTTTGGTATGCAGATGGCACCGAGAACAGCACCCTAAACGGAGGAATGTATTATGGGAATGGGAGACGCACTTGCAAGGGGTTATGCCGCCGGATCCGCAGGGCGCCGGACGCTTCCCCCGATCGACATATCAAGACTGATGCCTGTAGGGAGGGCGCCGGCTGCCAGGGCGCCGGCTGCCAGAAGAGCGGTTGGTGGTGGCCGCACGATGATGGGCGCACCTGTTGTTGATGAAGCGGCAGAAGAGCGAAAGCGCAAAAAGATGGAGCTGTTTGAGCAACAGCAGACCCACCAGCAGGACATGGACCGCCAGGAAATGGATGCCCAGTTCGCACAGAACCAGATTCAGATCGATGCCAACAAGGCCACGGCCAGAACCGCAGATGAAACAACCCGGCGGGCCAACGAAGAACTCGGCATGAAAAAAGCCGACCATAAGCGGATGGAAGGGTATTACATGGTGTTGCAGGGCCTGCAGGGCCGCGACAACACGATGATGCAAGAGGGCTGGAAGATGATGGCGCCGCCATCCCAGGACATTAAGACCACCAAAAGCAAAGACGGCACTATCAATATGTCAAACTCTGTTGCCATACCGCAGTTTTCGTTTAACGAAGACAAGACCATAGATGTGGGCAACGGCGATACGACTATCAAGCTTGCTTCCACCAAGGAGCTTATGGACATGATGCTTATACACCTTGCGCCGGTTAATGAGAAAGAGATTGCGGCCAAGGGCAAGACTGCCGTCAAGGACAACCGGTCACCATGGGAGAAAAAGGTCGACTATACCGCCAAGCACAAAAAACTCACCAAGGCCGAAGCGATCGACATGGTTAACGATGAAGCCACCTTGAGGGAGCGCCTAAAAGGATTCAATAGTTTTATTGAAGCCAATTACTCACCTGATAAGAAGGTGATGGCCGAGACCATAAAATTTGCGTCCAAGAAGTTTGGCATAAAGGGCCGGGGCGAAGACAAGAAGGACGAAAAGGACGGCGAGGACAGGCCTCCATTAGACTCATTCGAAACTAACAACGATAATAGTGGCAACGACAAAAAGAAGAAAAAGAAGAAAAAGAAGTCCGGCGGGGACGGTGGCGGAGCGAGTGGTTCTTAAATGATAGACGACTGGAAAAAGAACAAAGGCAAACCGGGTGGCGGGGAAGGCGGATCATAGACCATGTCGTTCGATTATACATCAGCGCTGGAGGTCGGCTATTCCGATGAGGAAATAGTCGAATACCTTTCCGGCAAGACGGGGTTTAACCACAAAGAGGCCCTGGGGGTTGGCTACTCTTACGAAGAGATAGCGCAGCACCTGGTCGGTTTGATAGCCGAACCAGAGCCCCCCTCGCGATCGTTTATGGAGAACCTGAAGATCGTTCCGG